GCGCGTGATGACCAAAGGCTCCAACACAATCGGATCGACCAGCCTCAGTCGCTCGGCACAATGTAGGATTGTCGCCAGATGAGTCTTCGTCGAAACGATCGTCCCATCCGCGTAGCCAGCTGACTTCATCTTCTCGAAGAAGTGGCTGACGATGGGGCCTGTCGCCGATCCAATTGGGATCCCGGGCCAGTGCCGATCCTCAGGCCAACCATCAGGGGTAGTGACGCGCTCCCACCGATTGATCGCCTGCATATCCTTTTCGAGGGTTGTCGTCGCCAACTGGCCAAGAGCGGCCCGGCGTTCGCGATCCGGAAGCATCCAGTCAAAATAAAAATCACGAAGCGACAAGTTCGACCGCAACCAGATCCGCTTTTCCTCAGAAATCTTCGGGGAAGAAAAACGCTGAGTAAGCCGGTCGGCTTCAGCCGTTACGGCGGGATCAATCGGGGACGTCGGCCAAATCTCTTTCTGACCATCGGCATCACGTTTCTTTCGAGTTCTGCGCTGCACAGGATATTTAATCCTGTGCTCGGCTGCCGCCGCGAGTGGCGACTGGTCCTCGACCGAAAACGAAAATGAATTGCGATGAACGGTGCCTTCCGTCGCTTCCGGTGACCAGATTCTTAACGTCGGCCCGAAAGCCTTGGTCGAGAGTTCGGCGGAGTGAGCAACAACTGGCATTGTCTTAGAGTTCCAATTTGACCCGTTACGTTCCATTGCAGCGACCTTCACAAAAGTGACCCGTCGCATCCGTGCTGTTACTTCCAATCCGTGAGCTGCCCACTGAACCAAAAGACATTCAAAACACAACGCGTCTTTTTCGTACGGCGTCTCACAATTGGCCCACGTCGCAATGGTCGCGACGGTTATTCAGTGACGTTGCAAAAGTTCAACTTCCTAAACCCTGGGACGCACGTCGCGAGCGACGCGCCACCCAGAGCTGAACGAAAGGACCGGCGTCTTCTGAAGCTGAGAAAAGAAAAACGCCCGACCTGTCGAACAGGCGGGCGTCTGAAATTGAATTAGGTTCAATCAACCGCGCGTCAGTTCGACGGCGGGAAGTATACGCTTCATGTATCATACGTCAAGCGTATGACTCGAATTTGTTTCGGAGCGTTGAGGGGTCAAGAAAAACAACGGATCGACGTGGAGCACTTCACCGAGGGAAGCGAACAAGTCAGCCGGGAATGAGGAAACCCCTTTTTCGATGCGGTTAATCTGTGCCTGGGAGAGTTCCACGGCGTCGGCGACCGACTGTTGCGACAAGCCGAGCTCAGTCCGGCGCGTCCGAATGTTGGACCCGATGGTTGATCTCAGTTCTGCTTTTGTCACTTGCATGGTCCTTCAGTTATACGCTAAACGGATATAGGAGGCAATCATTTGGATTTGGCAGCCGGTTTTTCAGGAAGCGGCTTAAGCACATAAACCGTCTTCGAGGTGCCAAGTGCAGTTTTGTAGGTGGCATTTCCCGCGACGTAGAACGCTTCGTCGAAAAGGTATCGCTTTCCATCGACGATGTTGGACGTGTCGATGCCTTCGACGAAAAACAGATCGTCATCGCGTTTGCAGAGGGCCTTGCTTTTGCTCACGATCTGGAAGACTTCAACGCCATGAGGCGTTCCGTCTGTGTCGTAGCTAAGCAGGCGACCCCAACTGTCACTCCGAAGCGATTGGCTGGAATCAAAAATGGCTCGATAAAAGACCGGGTCGTTTTTCAGGAACATCTTCTTCGCTCGACCGTTTCTTGCAGACTTGTAACCAGCCTTCCAGTCAGCGATGGCCTTATCACGCCATTCATCTTCAAGCCCGTCATATGCTGAGACTGCGGCCTGCTCCTCTTTTGTCAGAGGCTTCGTTGGCGTGTCGGCGGCAAATGCCACATCCGTGAAAAGAAGGGCCGCCAGGGTGAGGAAAATCCTTTTCATGCCGCACCGCCAAGTAACGGGAACGGTAAGTTGCCAGAAGAAATGGCTGGGGGCGGGATCGAACCGCCGACACCAGGATTTTCAGCCGCAGTGCTGCATAGGAGCTGTCATTGATGGGATCCGGTGGCGTGGGCGAATAGGTAGAATTCAGAAGTTCCGTGCCGTAAGTGAAGGAAATTTCGACTTTTGAGTTGACCAGCAAAATAAAGAAAGGCAGTCGCGATTAGATGTTGTTCCCTACGGGGCATCCCGCGAAGCGGGCCAGGAAGGACCCATCGATCGTCCGGGATTTCCGTCCGGCTCCGCTGTATGCCGTCCCCGTATACAGCGGCTGTAGGCTCGACGAGCATACAGCCGCTGTGGGGTTGTCGAGCCTATGAGCGAGCTGGTTTGATCCAGAGTCGCTCGGTGCGTTGCTCGTTCGTCTGGGTGGTCGTCAACCGATCATGTGTACGCCAGGACTTAAAGAGCCTTGTATACAACTTCGACGGATATCCACTCAGGACGACGGTGCCTTTCAATGAATGCAGGCAGTCGGCAAGTTCGACGTGCTGCTCGTCTGTCAGCTCATGATGGTAGTCCTTAGGCGACGACCGTGTTTCAGAAACGTAGGGCGGATCAACGTAATGCAGCGTCGAGGGTGAGTCGTTTCGGGTCATCACGTCGACCGCGGGCCGGTTCTCAACCACGACACGCCTGAAGCGTTCAACCACTGCTGAGAGAGCCCCTGGGTAGTTCGCCCATTCGTGGCTTCTGCAGTTGCCCCCTTTGATTGAGGTCGAGAACCCGGTCTTTCGGAAATAGCCTGCGGTGCCAAACCCACAGATTGATCGGAAAACTGATTTCCTCGCTCGTTCAATGTCACTGCCACCCCGTTCGAAGCATCTTTCGAATTCGGTTCTTGAGAACGGTGTCAGCTTTAGAAGCTTGACCAATTGCGGACCTCGGCCTCGGAGCACTTTGAAGAGGTTGCACAATTCTTCGTCGAGGTCGTTGTAGACCTCGTTTCTGGATTCAGGCTTTCGCAATAGAACGGATCCACCCCCACCGAACGATTCCACATAGGTCTCGTGTTCGGGGAAGAAGCTGATCACCCAGGGAGCGATTCGCCACTTGCCGCCGTGGTATCGAAGAACGGGCCTGGTCGGTTTATTCGGTTTGCATTTCTTGTCGAAGTCTTTCATCGCGAATCCTTGCTGTTGGAATCGTTAAAGGCCGCAGAGTCGTGCCGCGTAGCCAGAGAATCGTCAAAAGCAGAAGACTCAAGCTGAGGACCGCGCGCCAAAAAGAAAAGTCGACCTAGGTTTGCGCAGGACATGACATCGGCCCTTCGGGGTCGTGCATGTCGTCCTGTCCAACCAGGTCGACGTGTAAGACCGGTCGAAGATTGGAGTCTTCGGCCGGTCGTTTGCGAATTACGCAATTACGTAATTCTGTAATTCGGTTTCAAATCAAAGTGACCAACGCACGGAATTGGTTCGGATCGGTCCTCAGATCGGTGAACGAAATGAGTCGCTCACCGATGTCGGCCCTGAGTCGGTCGAGCCAGTCGGGCGATGGTAGTGCCGATGCAACCGGATTGGTTACAGGGTTACTTCCCCATGCCCTCGCCTTCATTCTTGCGATCGTCTCGGCCGGGTTGAGGTGATTGATATATCGACTTGTCACGGCCAGGTTGCTGTGGCCGAGCTGCTGTTGGATGACGTGCATGGGCACGCCTTCGCTCGCGAGTTCGAACGCCATCGTGTGACGTAGCCCGTGGAAGTGACATCGTTTGTCGATCTTTGCCGCGCGGGCCAGCCTGGGGAGGAGGTCTCGCACGTATCGGTCTGACAATTGACCGCCGGTCTCTGTGCAGAACAGCGGCGACGTCGCCGGCAGACCTGCCGCATCTCTGCGGGCGATCCATTGGTGCAGGACTGCCCAGGCTGCACCGTCGAGCCCAACCGTTCTGGCCTTGTTGCCTTTGCCGTGCAACACCCGCAGCGTCTGCTGCTGTGCATTGAGATCGGTCAGCTTGAGTGCCAATGCTTCGCTGATTCGCAGGCCTGCACGCCATCCAATCACGATCAGTGCCCGGTTGCGATCGCCGGTTAATCCTTTGTTGTTGGCTGCCAGGACGAGCTGCAGCTCTTCGGGCGTGAGCACCTCGGCAGCGAGCTTCTTTCCGCGATTGGATCCGCCCATCGAGCTGATCGGGGTCGTGACCGCTTGCTCTTCCGATTGGCCGCGATCGAGGCGCCCGATAAGCGTTTGCACCGGACAGCCAAGATCGGACGCGAACTCATTCAAAGTCTTCGTGTGTCCATTCGCCGTGATCACGGTCGACGGCTTGTATTTGCTGGCCATCCGTGGCCGTCCTTTCGAGTTTGATTTCTTGAGAAATCACGCCTTTCTAAATCCCTCTTCCAACCAATTATTGATGATGCGGACAGCCTCGCGGAGTTTCATCGAGGTCTGGTCATCATCGCCCTTGCGTGCGGTCAGTCGCATACTATGCGACTCTTCCCCGACTTCTACTTTGATGGTGATATAAGCGATGCCAGTTGCCTGCGCGAGTTGGGGAACCGTCGACGCATAGGACTCATCGATCCGCTTCTGGAGATCGGCCGTCATTTCTTCCTTCGATTGTTTCGCCATGATTCAATTTCCTGTGGCTACAAAAACTACCGTCGAGCACAATTCCACGTTCGTCCGACCTGAGCTTCGATGTCATTTCGAAGCGACCTCACTTCGCTACTCGAGTACCATGCCAAAAGGCAGAGGGCGTGCCGGTAAAGGACGGAGAAGAAGTTGTATTCAATTCGCCGTTCGTCCTTCATGGCCGCAGTCCGGACTTGAGCGATCCGCGGCGTTCCAAGTACCGCTCATACAGGCATTCGGCGAGCAAAGCGACCAGGCCCCCGACAAGGACGACGATCGGCATCACCATTCCACCGAGCCAGAAGATTGCGCCCCGCAGGTGATATCGGACGACGCGGCATAATGGGCAAGCAGCGCCGCCCACCCGTAATAACTGGTCACGACACCCACGACGAAAACGAGAAACGGTCGCATGTTTTGTCCTTCCTTGGACGTGACTACCGCTATTGTCTAATAGCGGTACTCAGGTTGTCTTTTCGGTATTCGGTTTCGACTCGTTCGGAACTTCGCAGTCTTTGCAGATTGTCACGCCCGTCAGTTGTTCGCCGAAAGATTCTACGCGTCGACCTGGTGGCAGACGTTTGACGCATCGCCCTTTCAGTTCACAATGGTAAATCTGGCGATCGCAGCCGCAGCCTGACGCGTTCAATTGTTCGCCGGTTGGTTTCTCACGATAGGGGCAAACCAGATACTTCAGATCCGGATCGAGCAGCCTGTCAGGATCAATTTGGCCGGGCACAAAAAACGATTCGCACCGATCGCAGGAAGCAACCGGGCCGGACGCGGTTCGCAGCTCGGACTGCTCGAGCGTACAGATGACTCTGCCCGCCAGACAGTGGTACACGTCGGGATGATGCGACCCTGTCGCATGGAGTTTGCCCAAAAACTGGCACGGAGTCGTCATGCACACCCCACAGTGGTTCGCTGGTTTGCCGCAGTGGGCATGAACGACGGTGCCACGCGGGAGCAATCCTGGGTGCAGCTATCGGCACCATCGGCCACCCATGTGAAGCCACCCGCGCCGTCTGGAATACTGATGAACGCCCCGACGCCCCCGCAGTCGGTATGACCGTCTGCGGGGGTGCTGCAGTTCATCGGCGTGATTGTCACGGTTGATGGGAAGCCGCTGGAATTTGCGTTCGGTCCATCACTGATTTTCGTGAACGTGCCACCCGAGCAGTCGAACGCACCACACCGATAGCTCGCCTGGTTGTAGATGTCGAAGTACAGATTTGCGCCGACCGTCTCAGTGCAGCATGAGATGAATACATTCAATGATGCCCCGGTACCGGTCGCGTCTTGAATCAGCGTTTGCCCCGCGGAGATAAAAAGGCCAACATTCCCCGATTGCCAACGACAGCTTCCCAATCCTTTGCAGAATCCAGCGAGCGTTATGAAGTTCAGCTTGTTGAACTGATCGTCCAACGAATAAACGGCACCGTGCAGACTGGTGTAGGACGTTGGGAAGTCCGACTGAAAGCAGTTCTCGCAGCAGACCTCGGCACACGGACCAGGAGCCGCTCGCGTATCGGCTTCGATTTCGTGGATGTAGCACGTGAAGTCCTGCGACCACAGTGAGCCGCCGTCCGAACACTTGCGAGCATCACGGAACGGCGTCGCTTGAGCCGGATGCGGCCACGTGTCAGTATTTTGAACGTCCCAGTTCAGCCATCGCGTGTAATCACGCTTGTGAATCGACGGAGGGATAAATCCGTTTCCGAACGTGTCATACATTCCAATGCGAGCCGCATCGGCATATAGCAGCTTTGACACCGGCATGCACTTCATTGAAGCCGCAACCAGCGTCGACTTTGTGAACGTTTCGATTCCCAGTGACGACGCTACAATAACGGCATCGCTCGCCGATTCAATCGCGTTGGGAACGCCCAGCTTCTTAAAGCAGTTTGCGGTGTATGGTGCCGTGTACGAGTAAAAGTTTTGAGACGTGACAACCGCCGAAGGAATCAGGCTGTCAGACTCAAACTTGCCGACAGCATAATGCGTTTCCAGTCCCAGAGCAGACGTCGCGACCGCCTTGGATAAGACTGCGAAGATCGAATCGTCGGCATCCATCGTCGCCACGACGATTCCGTTCGTGATGTAGGAATCGGGATAAACATAGAATGACACCGTAGGAGCCATCAGCGACATTCGGGCTCCGTCTGTATTCCTCAGCACGATCCACCCGCCGCCCGATCGCGACCAGAGCGTGCGAGTTGTCCCGGCCGCGACGAGTTGAGCGCCCGCTTCCAGTTTCACCCGCCAGAGTTGATTGCCGTCGATATCGATCGCCGTGGCATTGACCATACCGTCCGTGTTGCCGGTATTCCAACCGCTGGACCCGACGTTCAGGTTCCAGTTGTCGCCCACGACGACAATCGGTTTGGAACCGATCATAGTTGCGCGAACGCTCAACAATGGGGTCGGACCTGATCGATTCGTGGAAACGACCGCGCCATAGGGTTTCTCTGACCAGCTCCAGCGAAGTTCACCAGTCGAATCCCATGACCTCAGCGTGTACATCGGAACCGTCTGAGGCAACGCGGAAACATTCTGCAGCGTCTGCGTTCGCCAGCCGACCTGATACACGTTCCCGAGCGAGTCGATGTCGCATTGACCGACGCGGCCGCTGTTCGCGGTTGTGACGGAAGTGTCACTGTCGAAGTAATAGTTGGCTTTCCACCGCGTGCTGCCATTCAGGTTCAGCCGGTAGATCGTCGTGCAGAAACAGCAGCAGTTCCACCAGCTCATAGAACGACAATTCCATATTGAGGACCTGTCCCCGGCGCCCGATAAATGACCCGTGCACCACAGTTGGCCGAAACGAGCGCTCCGACCGTTCCCGACGAGTCCGGGCCAGCGAACTGGATGACGTGATCGGGCGACAAATCGATGTAGCAATGAGCGATGCCGGAAATCCGTACCAGACCGACGTCACCGGACGCGATCGGTTCGAGCGTTAGGCCCCACTTGGCCGAATAGCTGGGAGTCGTCGCCAGCGTGCCAACAAAGACGAACCCCGACAGGTACTCGTCCTCGTCGTCGGTCGGCAGGATTAACGGCGGTCCCAGCCCCACGACGCCACGCCAGGGCAGATCGTCGCCCGTGTCATTTCGGATCAGGCACGTGGTCGCCTCATCATGATCAGGCAAATGAGACATGCCGACGCTGTCTCGTTCTTCGAGCTTCGCCAGCATCGCGTTCCATGTACGGGCCGCGATTTGAAGAGACTCGCCAGCATGGACTCTTCGCGTAGACATTGGATACCTCAAAACGGCTCTGGAAGACTTAGTTGGTCATAATCGCCGAACTGATAGACACGTTCGATGAAGACCTCATAGGGAATCTTGACCATCGAATTGGAGGCAGCGTCTTTGCGATCTCGATATCTGACCCACAAGTAATCGTGCCCCAACTTGGGACCGATCGGGATATCGTTTATTGAGCCACCTGGAGAATTGGGAAGGGCTAGAAATTTGAATTGCAGTTCGAATTTCGGGACAAGGCGGCTCGCTGACCCATTCACCCCAATCAAAAGTACTTCACCGCGATCGAAGTCTCGAAACGTGCCAGCATTCATTTGGCCGGTCAAGTTGAACAATACGAAAAAGAAAGCCTTGTTGACCCTTTGCTTGACAAGATAATGAGTCTCCGTCCAGCTGAAAGTCGGGACGGAAATGTCTGTCCCCTCGACGCCTTCTTTCGTCACTCCAATTGCACCGCCAAAATTGCTCGGAGTGTTTCCTGGCCTGGCATAACTACCGACAGTTTGCAGGCTCTGAGTGATCTTGGTTGGCGATGTCCCGATCTCAAACGAATAAGTCGATTCATCCAGTTGTTTTGTGCCGTAAGTGACGGACCCTAGGTAGAGCGTGTCGGTTTCGGGATCGACCCGATATCCAGTAATTACCATTTGTCCAAGCCGCACTGGCGCTGCCGACAAGAGGGAATTCACCGCGTCCGAATAATCAGAACAGTTGTCAACCCACCAGCGAGACTCGACGGTCGAAGAATCGCCGCCGCTAGCGCTAGGTCCAACATAATCCAGTTTCGCAAAGCCCATTTGATGCTCCGATCAGGCACCTGGCCCGAACTTTTGTACCTGGATACCCGCTACTACGACCTTTGCCGGGCCTTCAGGAATGTTGGAAGTATTTCTGGCTGTCTGTTCAGATGATTTGGCGATGCGTTCTAAAACGCCTGTTGCCATTCCTGCCCCTAGTCCTCGAACGGCTGCCGCGTTAAACGTTCCTCCCAGCGTCACTTTTTCTGCTGCCTGAAGGCCGTCGAGTTCTGGCAGCTGAGGTCCCTTACGCGGTCCTTTTCCGCCAATCGTTGCTTCTGATGTCTTCTTCGCCTCTTCAATAGTGGCATCCCATTCGTCTCGGAGTTTTGCCAGGCGTTCCTTGCTTCCGTTCAACGATGTATTGAGCTCTTCCGCTCGCTTCAATCGTTGCTTTTCGAGAGCCTCATCCAGGAACTTCGCTGCATCGTTCCGGTCGGCGTCCAATCGTTTGAGTTCTTCATTCGTCGCCTTGGCTCGGTTGTTGATGCTCTCGTCTCGCTTTGAATTGGTTTTGTTCTGCTCGTCCTGGGTTTGCTTGTCGATCTCCTCAAATCCCAGTGTGATCGATTCGCCGCTTAAGAGATTCAATAATGCCGCGATCCCCTTCTTGAGAAAGCCGGTTGCTGACGAGAATGAATTGATGATCCCGGCCATGATCACGTCCCACGCGTCGAGCATCGCGGAGGTACCTGTCACCCACCAGTTTTGAATCGTGTTCCAGGGATCCGCGAACAGCCGAGCCAGGTTAAACGTGACTGTGTCCCACGCGTCCAGAAATCCTTTGCAGAACCGCGACCAGCCTGCGGAGATCTCTGCCGTAGCCGTATAGAACGCGACCTGAAACGTGAGCCACGCGATCTCGGCCGCTTTGCCCAGGTCGCCCTTCGCCACGGCCGAGACGATGCCTCCCCATGCCTTTCCGAAAATCGAAGCCATCTCACCAAACTTGGCCTGCAGCCAGTCGACGAGCTGCCCGCCGTAGCCGGTGAAATACAAAAACGCCGCCGTCGCTGCCGCAACACCGCCGATCACCATGCCGATCGGTGTCATCAGGAATGCCAGGACCGATCCCAACACGCCAATCCCCGCGACGATGGCACCGACAACACTGGCACCGATGCCCAGTGCCGTCCCGAGCACTGTCATTGCCGCTCCAGCCGCCATGATCGCCACGCCGACGGCGAGTAACCCCGCCAGAAGCTTCGCCGCGGATACGATCAGCCCGCGATTCTGGTCGATCCACTTCGCCGCCTTCGACGTGTAGTCCGTAACCAGATTCACCAGGTCGGTCAACGCGGGGCCCAGCGCGGCACCGACCGCGAACACGCCCCGCTTGCAGACGTCCCACAACGTGTCGAGCTGGTCGCCGAATGCAGCTGCGGCCGCGACGTCGTCCCCCTTCAGCTCGAGCCCGAGCTCGCGGGCCTTGGCTTCCATCGCTTCCAACCCCGCTGCACCGTCAGCGAACATTGGCAACAATGCGGTCCCAGACTTGCCAAAGATGTCCATGGCCGTCGCTGTCTTGAGGGCTGGATCCTTAATTCTGTTCAGCCGATCGCCGATCAGACGAAGTTGCTGATCCGGCGTTTGTCCTTTGAGTTGCTCGAACGTCAGGCCGAGCCGCGAGAAACTCTCCTGCGCCTGATCGTTTCCGCGATAAGCCTCGGCGAGATTCTGCTCCATCTTCCGAAGCGACTTCTCCAGAGACTCGATGTCGGTTCCAGATTGTTTCGCGGCGTATCCCAACGTTGATAACGATTCGGAGCTCACACCGGTCCGTTGCGAGATGTCGTCAATCTGGGACCCCATCTCTTGCCACGCGTTCACGGCACCGATCAACGGTGCCGTCATGGCCGTGGCGGCGATCGCCGTGGTCTGACCGATTGACATCAGGCCTTTGCCCCACGATTTCAATCGCTTCTCCGATTGGAGCAAGGTTCGTTGCAGCGCGGAGTCGTCGCCGTACAGCTCGACGTAGGCTTTGCCCGCTCGAATGCCACCAGCGGATGCCATATTGAAACCCCTTTCCGCGATCTGTTCTCGTTACCGACTCGCCCCGACCCGCACGTTCTCCCCCGCCTTCAAAGCCGCCGCAAACGCACGTCGCTCTTCCGGAGTACTCCGACCCGGTGTCTTTTCTTTCTGGATTGCATACGGGTTCCATTTGTTCGGATCGAATGCGACATTCTGTTGCCTGCAGGCCTCCAGCATCGACAACACCGGAGCGGTCTGGCCCCAGGCCGATCGCTGAACGGCTTCGGCCCGCCAGAGCAACCGACGCAACGTGAGAGGCTCGGGATCGCAACTGGCGATCCCTGCCAGCTCGTCAATCATCCTCCAGACGCGGATTGCATCGTCAGCTTCGCTTCGGCCAGGGCTTTCTTGCCCCCCACTTCCATTGTCTCGGCCGCTTGATGGATCAACGCCTTCTCCAGCTTGTCCATCTGTGTCACGGCTTCGTTTCCGACTGCGCGGACCATTGCGTTCGTCTTCGCCACGGCCGCTGCGAGGTCCGCCCGGCCGAGGCTCCGGAAAAAATCCGACCACTCCTCGAGTAACAGTCCCCGAGCAACACCGAGGACATCGCCCCCGAGCCGCTCCGCGAACTGTTCATCGGTAATCCCGATCGCTTCGGCCTGGGGCTTGCAGACGCACCACAGTACGTCGACCAGCAGCCAGACATCCACCACCAGCCGTTGAGACAAGGTCCCGTGTTCGGAATCGCTCGCCTGAGGCAATGTCAGGTCGATGTTCAGCAACGCCTTGACGCGACGAATGCACGCGACACTCAGGTCAAGCGTCCAGTCAACATTCGATTGATCTTTAAAAACCCGCATGACAGTCCCTTGTCTGATTGCGAACAACCGATCTGACAGGGCCTATAGATCTATAGGCCCTGTCCTGAGCGAAGTCCTGATTTCTTCAGAAATCACGATCCCAGAGCGGCCTTTACGGCGGCATCGACTTCCGGAGGAATGCTGCCCGCGACTGGTGGTTTCGGCGAAGGAACTTCCACGGCCTTTACCCGACGACCAAACTTGGCCTTTGACGCCCCATCCACCCAATCCGCAGGCAGGACGTCGATGTTGACGCGGTCGCCAGTTTGGTACCGGACGCCGTCAACATCGCACGGATGATCAAATTCAAACTGATCCACGATCGAATCTCCCAACATAAGGCTTTATGAAACAGTCGTTGTAAGACGTGATCTTACAACGAATCAGATGACCGTCAGTGTGCGATAGTCGGCCGTGTAAGCCAGCGTCACTTTCGTCCCGTCCCAATCATCGAGCGGCTGCGATTCTTCCCAGGACTCAACGTACCAGTCACCGTCGTAACCCGTACCCGACACGGCATCTAAGAACTTCACAGCGATCGCGGTGCCAGGTGCGGCGATCGCCGCCGCTCGCAACAGGATGTAACTGGCGTTGGCAGGATCTTTGGCGATCGTCAGGTCGGCGGAAATTTCCTGGGTGGACGGTCTCCCGGACTTTCGGGGGCTACCACGAGTGGCCCGCTTGGCAATCGTGTTTGTGACCTTCAGAGACACTTCCTGCTCGTCATTCAGTAGTACGGTCGGCGTCGAACCGGCCGCCCCGACGTAGCACTTGCCCGCAATCCCTAGGACATGGGTATCAATAATCGCCATGAGATCCCTTCCAAAAGTAGCCAGCACATTCCCTGTGCCGTAACCAATTCACTCAACCCCGAAAGATGCGGACGGCATTCGGAGAATGCCTGCTACCATCAGTCCAGCCCACGCCGCCTCGCCACGACGCGAATCATTTCGTTGTACAAATCCCGATAGGCCCCCAGGCAGTAAATGATCAGCACATAATTCGTCAGCGGAGTCAAAGGAAGCGTCCCGCTGACATCGATCAGATATGTCCCGGCCGAGACCAACGCCAGAGCCAATCCGCCGGCATTCGTCACACAGACATAGAATTCACCGCCGCCGGTGTAGCCCCCGTCGCCAGTTGATCCGTTCAATGAGAACGTGTTCGCATCAGTCACGGTGACAACAAATGTGCCTTTCGCCGCCCCATTTCCTCCGACGTCTACAATCGTGATCGTGTCTCCCGTCGATAGCCCGTGCCCGGCAGAAGTCACAACGATAGGCGACGTATTCGTCGCGTTCGTAATCGGCTTTGACGCATTCAGGCAGAGTGACGCATAAGGCGTAACATCGCTCTCAACGGTGCCCGTCCAGGAGTCCCGGAAGTTATCGAGGACGATGGTATTCGCGTTTCCGATGATCCAGTCATTCGTAATGCTCATTGCCCGCTCCGTTGACCTCGCCCCGGCTTCCGGAGACAGTGCTAGGGTGAGGGGTCTAGTCTTCTTACACCTTCGGCAACCGTTTCACATTTGGCGAAAACTTGGGCTGAGTCGATGATCTCACCGAAAACTTCGGCATCACTTTCACCGTCACATCCTGGGAACGCACGGAAACAGGCAACGCCAGTGCCTGATTTGGAAACTGCCCGCAAGCATGACACCCACTAATCATTCTGCCCCCGTCGCGGTGCCGAGTAGCCGCCGCGCCTTTCACCAGGTAAAGACCAACCGAGCTGCCCCACCATTGGCCCCGGCATGATTTTTGAACCCACCGCCACCACCACCGCCCGGAGTGGTTCCGGCATTCGAACCTGACCCGGTATCAGCGGCCCCCCCCGACGATCCGCTTCCCGAGGCACCACCAGCCCCGCCATTGTTTCCGGAATTCGGCGAACCGGATGAACCATTCGCGGTCGTCATTGCCCCGCCATACGAGCTGGACCATGTCCCGCCTGAGGCCGATCCACCAGTGCCCCAGGAAAGCCCACCCACGCCGCCTCCCACGATGAACATTGCGCTGTTGACGCTGACACTGGTCCCAGATTGGCCTTGTCCTGACCCTGTTAAAGCATCCCCGGCCCCTGTATTACTCGTGAAGCTGTAACTAATCGTTTGCCCGGGCGTGACGCTGAAATAGGGCACGTCGATAAATGCTCCGCCGCCGCCGCCAGCCCCCCCCACATTTGATCCGCCGACGTCCCCTGCACCGCCTCCACCACCGCCGCCCCAAATCTGAATTCTGAGCGTCGTCACCCCGGCGGGAACGGTGAACGTCCCCGAGCCGGTGGAATAGGTCTGAGAACCAGGGACATAGCCGCCCCCTGACGCGGTCCCCCACAACGACACGGGAAAGACCAGCATCGCACGCAGTCCACGAGGGACGCGCCAACGAACGGATCCGGGCCTCGGGCGTGTCATCAAATTCATGAGAACGCCTTCTGGCACACGCCATAAAGATAGGTTCCGTCACTAACGAACGTCAGAATGTCCAGGGCATTCGCCGCCGTCGATAGCACTGGAGCAGTCCCCCCCGGCCATTTGAACACAGAGTTATAGGCGAGGGTGCGCGAACCGGTCGCGTCTTGCTTCACGCGGAGAACATAAGTCGCGCCGTCAATCAAATTCGTCGGAGCTCCCAGCGTCCGATTTCCTCCGAGAGTCACCTTGGCCACCTGAGCCCCGCTGACGTCCCATGCGATCGTGGCCGCGTCGGTCAGTGTTGCCGTTCCGAACGCCTGTTGCTTGGTGAACGTTGTCGCGGTGCCTGGCGAGACATAGTCAGATCCAGCCGTGGCGGATGAAACGACGCCTGAGCCGTTGGCTTTCAACAGCCCCGTATTCGTGCCTGCTCCGCCACGAGCTGCGGCCAGCACTCCGCTCGATAGGTTTGCGGCGTTTGTCGCGTCAGTTGTGGCGCTCGCGGCGAACGCGACTCCGCCGGTCTTGCTGACCGTCACGTTACCCGCTGCATCGACCACCGCGTCGCCAGCCAGCGTCAGGCCGATCGTCAACGAACCAACCGAGGTCACCGGTCCGCCGCTGACGGATAGACCATTGGTCCCGCTGGCATTCACGCTCGTGACAGTCCCCGCCCCAGTCGTCCCGTCAGCCCCTTTAGGAATGCCGAGGTTCAGTGTCTGAGTCGGTGCCGTCCCCGTGATCGTCGCCGTCGCGCTGGATCCAGCAGTCAGCGTCGTCACGGTGCCGATCGCCAATGTGTTGGCCGGTCCGGTTGCCCCGGTCGCCCCTTGCGAGTTCGCCCAGCTCAGGGAGGACGTTCCCACAATGTCCGAACCAGCGACCGACGTGCACACAAACCATTGACCGGAATTCGCCGTCCCCTGCAGGACGGGGACCGTCGCCCCGGCAATCGTGTCTCCCGTGTAACAATCCAACGCCCGCGAAGGAGCGGCCGAAGCGGCGACGATGTAAATCCCGTTCTGGCTGGCAGTCGTTTGACCGGCCAAAAGAACTCTATCACCAACTGATAGAGTTACCCCGTCCAGGGAATAGCCAGCCACCACGGAGGCCAGCGTCACATTGGCCTTTGTCGCGGCCCGGACCGCCGGTTTGAGCAACGCCATGGCCGAGCAGGCATAGCTTGGGAGCGTGAGCATTACGATCTTCGATCCACCGGTCCAACTGACCGCCGCATCCGCGTTCGTCGAGCTGATCGTCTTCAGCCTGGTGATTGTGTCCGGAGCTCCCGTCGCGAACGTCCCCAGAAATTCTTCCGCCTCGTTTTTGCCGGGATTGACGCACACGACGCTGACGATGGCTCCGTTGGCACAGCGATCGCGGAACCGCTGAAACGACGCATCGGCTCCCAACAGAGCCAGGGCACCGGTCCCGACCGTTACGCTCTTCTCAATGACTCGCCAAGCTTGTACGGCCATCAGTCAATTCCCCGCTAAAGCACCGGCCCACAACGAAGGCAACCCCCCCAGCTCAGCCTCGAACGCCGGGGCCATGAACGGACGTGCCTCGACCTGAAACCGGTGACCCCCCTTGATGATCGAGCCGCCGTATTCGAGATTTGCCGGGGCCGATCGATCCTTCGCATTTAATGCAGCCGGACCGATCACAACCGAGCCCTTTTGCGCATCGAACACGAAGAACAGGAACTTCTTGAGCAGCCCGGTAATCACTCGAGGTGGTTCGCCTGGCTTCGACGAAGCCAACGGCCGCTTGGCCTTCAGACCATGAGCCTCAGCTCGCCGCTTGTATTCTTGAAAATCAATCAGCTCAGCTTGTGACATTTCGCTCAGCGACTTTTGCCGAGCGGGGCGCATCGAACTGCGTGCCCGCTGCCGAACGAACGCGCCGAACTTCGACAGCACTTTGCGACGTTTTCGGTCCATCGCACCGGTCACAGCGCGGCGATCGAAGAACGCTCGCTTGGCATCCTTAATGGAGATCGACATCAGCGAGTTCATAATCGGTTCCTCGCCCCCCGGAAGGTCGCATCCCACAACGCGAAGAACGCCCCGTCGTACTTGATCCGCTCCTTGTCACCCCAGAAGTAGACTTCGTTCTTTTCCCACAGAGCCAACGGCTGACTCAGTCCATAATCGAAAAAGAAGTCTGCCATCTGCTGGATCAAATACATTGCTGGGTCGACCGTATCGGGATCGACTGACGGCAACCGGCAGCAGACTCCGATCTCAATCGTGTACTCGACGGAAATCGACGTGCGGTCGAGTCGCGTGGTCTCTTCCTTGTCGTGTGCGACATAGACCTGATACACGCCGTGCGATTGCTTCCCCGGAGTGAACTCGGGGACATATCCGCGCTTGCCGACGATCGGCTGACTCAATTTTCCAGCGGCGTGGGCCGCTAGAAAATCGTTCAACACGCAATCGGCGATTTCGACGAGCACGGCGGATGTCATGACACACAAAAACCTCAAACGATGGTCGGGACTGAATTCACCTTGCGGCAGTGAACTCGCAACTCAGTGCCATGCGTAGTCGTCTGGAAGCACTGCTGACCCTGGGCGGGATGTCGGACCTCAAACGTCGCCAGCGATCCGTCAAGCATCGTCACCACGATCTGATCCATGTTGGCCGGATCACTAATCGCTCCGGTCGGGGCATACGCGTTACGCTGAACGAAAATGTCTTGCGCATCGCCCTGGATGCGGAACTCATTTTTTGCGGTGGCGACAAGATCAGACAGTCCGAGGGTCACCGTAACGTTGCAGGAATCCTGGCCGCGTGAAATGACTGCCGGCCGCCCCTGAGTCTGCCGCAACCGAGATCGCACAATCGCCGCTGCATCCCTCATGACTCGATAGCCTTTTCCAAGGACTTTCCCAGTTCATCCGCCTGATCGAGCAGTTTGAGCGTCCCCAGGACCTCGGCCCGATGAGCGGGCGAAAGCTGTTTCACGATCTGCTGCACGAGAGCCAACAGGTCCGCCGGAGATCGCGACAGAAGATAGGCAACGATCAATTTCAGCATGGTTTGCTTTCTTCTTCCCTCGCCCCGGTTTCCGGGGAGAGGGCTAGGGTGAGTGGTCTGCTCTTCATGATTTCTCAAGAAATCAAAACGTCTTCTGCACCGCGACAATCACATACACCATGCCCCACAGCCCCAGCAGCAACGGCCACCAGCGTTCAATCGGGGCCATCGCGACTTCCCAGGCCTGCAGGACAAATCGAATCACTTCGCCACCTCGTTGATCAGTTTGTCCAACTTTTCGGAGGACAGGATTCCGTAGATTCGTTTCTTTTCCACCCCCGCGCGGCGGATGATCGTGCACGGCACCAGATCAATCTTCAGTCGTTCAAGCTCCGTCGCGGATTTATCAATGATCACGTGAGCCGTCGCCGCGTCGGCATCCGTATGTTGCCTGACCACGTATCCATCGAGCGGCATCAAATCGAGGATCCCTTTTTTGTCGCGGGGCGTCCCGCCGATATAGATCTCGCACGGACGGCAATTCGGTTGCGAATAGATCGTCGCCTGCGTCTCGGGGACCTGTGCCTTACCAATGATCGTGGCGTGCACATTCACCGCCGGGGGTGATGCGGTCGGTGTCAGTGACTGCCGATTGATCCCCATCAAGCCCAGCACGGTTAATAAAATCGAGGCAATCACCAGATCACCCATCGTGCGATTCGCTGTTTGAATGATCGACATGGTCTCTCCTTCGTAGCAGTGGCTTCCGTCCGCCGCGGCCTTTTCTTCGGGATAAGAATCGGCGGCTGGAAGCCACCGCTACGACCCGCGACGAAACAACCTCAAGAACTGCAGCAGTACCATCAGGCACATCAGCACAATCACGACATACACCAGCGTCGGGACCATTCCGAGGAAGCCCCACCAGGCGACCACTGGACCGAATAGCCCCCCAATGAACGAGGCGATCGGATGCGGTCGCTCGGCTCGACGCTTCAGCCGGGCGTCCCGTTCAGCGGCACGTTGGGCTGCCCGTTCGGCGTGCCGATCACGGGCTGTCTCGGGACCAGGGCGGACAAGGGGATCGGCTGCGCGACCGTCGCGGCCTGGTCGCTCCTCGTCGACTTCCCGGCCGTTTGGATCGCGAGGTACCCGTCGCGGATGACGGCGAGGCCTTCGGCCAATTTCGTCTTCACCCTCGCCAGGATCCATCCGACCACGCACCCCGTCAGTAAATAGGCCACCGGCAACAGGGGAGGAATCGCCAATGGCTCGGAAGGGTGTGACGGTTCACACTCCGCAGTCCCCTCGCTCCGGCCGCCGGGGAGAGGGTTAGGGTGAGGGGTCTTCTCTTCGGCCAGCGGCAACTTCGGGTTTTCGATTTGCCAAACTTTCCACCGCAGTCGAACCAGCTCCGGGGACGTCAGTTTTTCCTGCACGACACCCAGGACAAATTTGGGGTCCGCCCCTGGGCAGATCGATTCAACTTGCTCGATCGTCATCTGAGGCGATACGGGCGGCCAATCGAACGGCACTGCGGCCGGCGGCGTCACCTGGGGAGGCTGAACCGGCGGCGGCACGTTGAACGGCGGCGGTGCACCGATCACGCTTTTATCATCACGAATCCCGGCCAGCTTTGCCGACGGATCTTCGAGATTCTGAATATAGGCAACCACGGCATTCCGCAGCTTCGCGGACAATTCCTTGCCCGTCGAAACGCCATGCAGCAGTTTGACGATGGTTTCCGGTTTACCAAAGGCACCTGACCGAGGCGGCTGCAGCACGATCACGGGCAACCCAAATTGGTTGACGGGCTTAACAAGACCGGCCAGCCAATCCGCCTGCGTCCCGTTAAGATCCCAGACCCTTTCGTGATAGTGAGTGAAGGAGCTCGCCGCGTTGGACCCGTCGATCCAAGCGCGGATGTCCTTGTCGGTCGCGATCATGTTGCGCATCTTTTCGGAGGCAGCATCGCCAGGTCGATAGACCAGAGTCACGAACCATTTTGCGGAGTCGTCCGCAGGCGGACTGAGTGCCGCCGCCATCAGGCCCGAGCGATAGGTACCAGTCATCTCGACATGATTGCCACGCCGTTGGATTTCCCACTGAGCTACCTCAGGGACATCTTTCGGAGCCTGGCAAAACGCCATTGAACAGGAGCACACAAAACCCAACAGAAGCAAGATTCGTTTCACGTCTTCATCCTTGAAGAAAAAAGAGAGGAGCTTGAAACACAGAGGCACACAGGACACAGAGGCAGAGTGTGGGCACGTGTTGTTTAAGTTGAAAATCCCGGCTCTTCACTCTGTGTTCTGTGTGCCCCTGTGTTTGAAGTCATTTCCACCATTTGGTCAGCACGGGCGCAACTGACGACGGTTTTTCCAATATGACGACCCACGGGCCCGAGACCCGATGCAGCGATTTCATCTGAGCTTCGCTGTACCGGTCGATTCGATCCGTGGAATTGTTGTTGCAGATCAGCCATTCATTCTTGGCCGGGTCGTAGCCGTACAAAGTTTGAAAGTGAGCTTCCCCAGCACCCAAAGCAGCGAACCGGCCCGTCTTCGCGGCCCATTCAATCCAGGGCCAGGTGTCGTCGACGGACGCGCCGGAAACGGACCAGGCCCGAATGCCTCGCGCGTCGCAGTACTTCTCAACCCGCGACGGCCACGAACCACCACGCTCAGCCGGACCGAACGGTGTATCCCACAGCAGCGACGCGGCATTCGCGTCATTGCAATGCGCTCCAGCCATGCCAATGGAACACTGAACGCAGCTCCCGTCCGGATTTCGAAAGAACGAACGCGTCCGGGCTTGCAGATCCATTTGCTGGATTCTCAGCCGTGGCGAGTATCCGCCTTCCTGGGCAAATGAAATTGACGCGGCAGAACAAATCAGGAATGCCAGAGACGCAGTCGGAAACTTCAACAGCGTCGGCCCGGGCGAAGGCTGGCTGTTCTGTTTGAGCAACTCCTCGAGCTGAGCCTCGATCGACGAATTGCTGAATCGCTGCAGGCTGGTCGCGACCGCCAGCAATCCGATCGCCAAGGCATGCCCCTGAGCGGACGGAAAGATCCCGCAAAACGTCGCCAGGCACGTCAGCACCGCGACAATCATCGCGAGATGCGTGTGAATCCCGGTCAGAAACTTAATGACAGTGTTCATGCGAGAGCCTTTCTTCGTAGTCACATTCGATGTGCCGCAACATCTTCGCCTTAGTCAGTAACACCACAATCCGACAAATACGCGGACGGCACTCGGACAGTGCCTGTAACAATCACGGTGCCACCCTGGGCAGCACAATCAGCGTTCCACGCCCATCGCCGGGCGTGATCGTGTGGCCGGTCGCAGTGATGATCAAGACCGCAAACAGCCCATTCACCGCCGGTACCAATCCCGTCGTATCAGTCGACGTTGGCTGGAATCGCACGGTGCGTGTTGCTCCGGTCGCGACCACTACGACACCAGGGACAAGGATTCGCACGCCCGACGACAGCCGCAATGAGACCGTGGCTCCCGTCAGATCGGGCAACACAGTGCCATCCAGATCGATGTCGATTTGTCGACTGTCTGACAGCAGGTAATCGTCACCCGTGGTCAAACTCATCTGCAGTCCGCCGCCAGGCGAAAACATGGCTCCCCGATTGACGGTGACCACGCCTGTCACACTGGCCCGAATTGCGAGCAACGCAGAAGGGCTAATCGCATTGGCGACCGACACAGTGCTGATCAATAGAGTTGGCGAACCATCGGCGAGGATCCAGCCCGAATCAAAGGGGCTGCCGTTAGCGCTGATCTGGACCCAATAAGTGCCAGGATCCAACGCGATGCCTGTGGCACGATAGTAACCCTTCCGGACCGCATCCTCGGTCAACGTGATCAGCAGGCCAGACGCATCGCCGTTGTCAGCCAGGTAGGCACGACACACGATCGCAAGACCAGTCAAACCCAGCGCGTAATCAATCTCGACAGTCATCACGGCCCCCCGAAAACAGCGAGCTTCAATTGTCCGACCGTGATCTTGCACGAGATCGGCCGATTCGCATCGAATTTGATCTGCAGGTTGAACAACGCAAAATTGATAGCCATCCCGGCCATGCTGAACGGAGCGGACATCATCGGCAGCAGGATCGGACCGTTCGCGAGATCGTGATCGTTCAGGCTGAGTTGACTTCCGACCGATCCGCCAACCCCCTTACTGGTGATGGACGTGATCGTGGCGACACCGGCACGAGTCACGGCGGCACTACTCGTCACGTTGACTTGCACGTGCGCGTCGCAGAGTCCCGATAAGTGACCGTTCGCGCCAGCCTCGATCTTGATCACGCCGGCCGCGTACACCAGCTGGCCCGCAACCAAGCGATTCAAGGCACCGAGTGACGTCAGTTGTTGCTGCAGCAAAATCTGCGCGTTGTTGGTGCCGCACAGTTTGGCGATGTTGAACACGATTCCATCGCCGATTCCGCCAGGCCCGCTATCCTGCGCAGTGCTGAGTGTCATCGCTCCCGAAGCGAGCGCCGTCGCCGATGGCGAATCAACCGAGACAGACCACTCCAGCGGTACGGTCCCAGACACGTTGGCCGGATTGGCCGAACCATTACCCTGTGCGTACTCACAATTGCCATTCCGCAACAGATTCGTGTCGTCCAGGTTCATCACGACGATCGTGTTGACGACCGGGGGCGTGGTAAACGTGACGCTCAGTGCACCCGAACTGTAATTGTAAGTGCCGCTGATTCCGCTGCCGGTGATTGTGCCGGTACCGGAATCCGTTCCAACGATGGAACCGGCACGAATCGTGACGCCAGTCGAGGGAGCAGAGATGCCCTTCATTTTCCCCGGTGCAGTCCCCGTGAACGTCGTTTGAGCGCCGTTCGCGGTCGCGACTTTCCAATTGTTGTAGGCGCTGAGCTTGTCGTTTCGACCGAGGTAGCCCAGCGCGGCCAGCATCTTGGTCGCAATGTATTTTCCCACTTTAACGGCCGACCCGGGCATCGGATGCAAACCGTCCGCCAGCGTCAGCGGCGCGTTCAACTCAGTCGTCCCCACCGTTGCCGGATCCGCAATCTGATCCCAGATGTTGAGCGGGACAACTTTTGGCCGACCATACAAGGCGCCTGAGATTGGATAAGTGGTGCCGCTGAAGGAGCTCGTAAAAACCGGCGCTGAGGATCCGCACCACAACGAGAGATCCTTGTGCCAGGTGAGACCGCTGCCAGTTCGCGAATTGGCCGAATACGTGTACGAGAAATACAGCGACGCACCGTTGTAAGTCGTCGCATCAGCCGCCGAGATCGTGTAGACGCCGGTCGCATTGTTGACCGAGTACTGACCCGCTGCGGGAGCGCTGGCGACTTTGGTAAACACGTTCCCAGCCGCGTCCTGCACGCCAATGTCACCGTTGACCGATGCGTCGGCCAAAAAGGTTGCGGCGTTGGTCATCGTGATCGTCGTGACGCCTGTTGCGACCGCGTGAATTTCCAACGCGGCATAGGCCACACCGCGCGGCAGCAGATTGCACAGCCCGATCAGTTCTTTCCCGCTCGCGGCGAGTTGATCAAGAATCGACGCGATGTTTTGCATCGAACTCAACGCGGTCTGATTCGTTGCGCCGGGATCGTTCGTCCCCACGTTGATGATTGCCACCTGTGCTGGGCAGCTGAGGGGCGAATTGGATCCATCGCTGGAGATGTTCCAGGCCTTGTCACCGGCGAGTGCGGTGACAGCGAACGCAGGATTCGCCCCGCCACTGGTTCCATTATCAATCCGCGTTGAGTTCAATCGATTCAGCAAGCTCAACGAAGAACAACTGCCAACGCCAAAGTTCCAGTACTCGGGATAGACCAACAAATTGTTCATGCAGGCCATCGCCGCGCCAAAAATGCCGTTGGATAACTGCGAGCCCATCAAATACGTCGGTGAAGACACCGAGTTCGGCCCACTATTGGCGGTGATTGAATCGCCCAGGCAGATGCACGACAGGGACGCACCAACGCCGAATTGGCGGGTCGCCTGTCGACTGAGCATCGATCGATCTGCTGACGTGGGAAGAGTGAGCATTGATTTACTCAGTTTTGGTGGACTTCGGCCGTGAGAGAAAAGACCTTGGCCGACCCAGGGGTGACGGCCGATCGCGTTTCCAAGACCGCGAAAATATTTTGAGTTCCGGCGGACGGCAGACAGTTCCACTCGCTGCCGACGCTCGGGACACCGTGCCCTTTGACATAAGGATCGCTGAACTGACGGTCCAGGATGACGTCGCAGTAGCCGATGTAGTTGGACTCGCTCGTTCCGCTGATCCAGGCCGCTCCGTCGCCATTCGCATACGTTGGTGAATCACGGTAGAGGTGGACTCGGACGACGGCATTCAACCAGGCGGTGTCGTTGACCTTGAGAGACAGTCTGCGGATCAGAAACGATTTGTCATTCGATCGAGCGACCGTCAGGGACGTCGGCGCGCAGGAACCGGCCGTCACGTTGTTGCCAATGATCGTATTGGCGGTATAGGCCGTCGTATTGGCTGGTCTGGTCAACGTACCTGACGCGATAGCAATTCGCCCAGCCACTTCTCCCAAATGATTTTCGCCGGCGTTCAGGCCGACACTTGTCGGAGGAGTCAATGTCGTGATCTGCGACGTCGGCAACTGCACTAGGTTCGTCGTTCCGGGCGTCGTCTGATCAATTGCGAACTGTCCAACCTTGGCCGTACCAGCGGTCAAACCAACGCTTGTGGGCGGGGTCAGTGCCGTGATCTGCGACGCTGGCAACTGCACGAGATTCGTCGTGCCCGGAGTCGTCTGGTCAATCCCCACTTTGCCGATCAATGCGGAACCGGCATTGAGCCCGACCGACGTGGGCGGAGTTAGCGCGGTCACCTGGGCGGCTGCGATCTGAACCAGGTTCGTCGTTCCCGGCGTCGTCTGATCGATCGCGAACTGTCCGACCTTCGCCGTCCCAGCCTGCAGGACGACGGCCCCATCGGTACCGATCGAGACCTTATTTGTCGTCCCCGGAGTCGACTGATCGATCCCCACACGGCCGATAATCGCATTCCCAGCCGACAGCACATTGGTCGCCGTATTCAGCGCGATCTGAGTCAGCCAGCCCAGCAGGCCGCTGCCCCCTGTGCCCAGGGATGCGGCGGACACTGGCAATCCCGCGGCGTCGACCGGCTGTCCGTTTGTGGACGAGGTCTCAGCCCCACCAGTGATCACGGTGACTTTGGGACTCAACACTCCGCCGCCGATGTCCTTGGCGGACACGACCAGAGTGGTGCCGTTGCCGTCCTTGATTTGATAGTTGTCCGACATTCAACAAGCCCTTTAGAGAACTGGCAGATATTGAGAGTTGCGAGAATCACGAAAGTCGAGCGATGGAGAATATGACGCAACACCGAGCGACATCAGGACCGCTCCAGTCGTCGCGTTCCTCCAGACCCGTCCGTAAATTCCGGGATCAACGGTCGGCAAAGAACTGAAGTCGACAGCGGAAACCGCGCTCCAGGAGAGCGAACCGTCAGGCTGTCCCGTAAGAATCATGTTTGCCGCAGTCGGCGAGGCGCTGGGCAACGTATAGTCAATTGATCCCGCCACGGCGGGGGCTTTCACCCCCACGTGGCCTGAAGTCGACCCATAGAGACGCACGCCGAAGCCTACGTCCAACAGACGTAAGAACAGCGACACACCATCTTGGATCCATCGACTGGGGGGCATGGTCTATTCCTCGATTCAGCCGATGGCGATCACTGAACTTCGTAAACGGTCTTCACGGCCGTCACGAGGTTTTCGCCGTCTGATTTGTTCTGAGCGATGGCCGCGTCCAGCTCCGGCTGCGTTGCTGCAGTGGCGGCATCGATCGCCGCTTTCTGCGTTTGACGCGCCGCCGCCACGCGGGCTTTCGACGCTTCGACCGCCGTGAAGTACGGCCTCAATTGTTCGTCCATGATTCACTCCGCGAAGAAAAGTTGACCACAAAAAAGAACGGGGGAGAGTCAAAAGCCTTGCGCTCTCAACTCTCACCCATCAAATCCGCCGCCGCCTCAGCTCGGGACGGTCGGGTTTGTGTACCACTGCGTGGCACTGCTCGCCTCAAAGTCAGCTGAGGTGCTCGCCGCCATGGAAATGGCGTTCCCTGCTCCCAGCGCATTGATCGCCTGACCAGCGGCGTTCGGCCAGACCTTCAGAATCGCCGCCGTGACGTTTTTGACCTTCACGATTCGACCTGGCGACGCCGGAGGCAGCAGAACCCCCTTGGTTCCGTCAGCACCCGTGACGATGTTGAATCCGTCCTGCAGGGCCGCTGCATCAGCGATCGTGCTGCCTGTCGGAGCAACCGCCGTTACCGTCTCGTCGGGGCGACCAGGCGAGAACTCGACCGGGATATACTGATTCGCTCCCGTCGCCGCCACGTCGCCCGTGAAACCGAACTGAAGGTTCGCCCCACGAGTCAACGTAATCTGTTGAGTCGATGCGTTCCAATAGACTCGTTTCCGAGTCCCGATTGCTCCGTCCGTCTGGCAAAGGAAGTATCCGCCGCGAACGACAACAGAACCCAGCACGCCGGCCGTGATACCGACCCCTGCTCCGTTCCGTTTGGCACCGCCGGTGCAGATCACCAGCGAATCGCCGTCGAGCACGACGTCGCCCGCGTTGACGTCCGACGCAGGCGTGAAGTCCCCATAGTTAGGGAACCCACCCTTAATCAATTGAGCCATCTGAGCCATTTGAAAACTCTCCGAGAAAATTGTGAAAAGTAGCAGGCATTCTCAGAATGCCGTCCGCGTGTTCCTCGTCGTTAAGACGTCGCGGCACATGGAATGTGCCTACTACGATCAGGCGTTATTTGGGTTGAAGCACATCGCCAGCAGCGGATCCCCATACCCAACCCCGAAGTGCATCCCGGCTGCGAGTTCGAAGCCGATCATTTCCGTCTGGTTGTTGATGGTCTCAACCTTCGGACCTTGCTGACCGTCCAGGAAGCCGATGTGGAACGGTGCGTTGTTGCCCATGCGAGCAAACATCATCCACAGACCGGGATCCTGGTGAGCCAGAGATACGGCCGCTGGACCCGTGTTATTCTTCAGCAACGTGTTGTTGAGATACGGATTGACGGTCGGCTTGTACTTACCCACGAATGGGTTGTCCTGAGCGACCGGTCCCGTGCGAGTCTGGCCCGTCGTGAAGACTTCGTTCAACTTGGCCGACGTGAACAAGATCCCGGCGTTAGTCTTGTTCGCGGTACCGACCATCAACTGTTGAGGAGCAACCCCCAACGGCGTTCCGTTCTGGCGGATTTGATTGGCCCACAGCGTTTCGGCAAACGTCAATCCGTTGATCGACAACGCACAAGCCGACGTGACGTCGTAGTTCCGATTGTTCGCATGGAACATCGCCGTGTTGCCGATCCCCGCCATCAGGACGACGTGCACAACCTGCTCGATCGTCGAGGCACCCAGCATCCCGATCGACGCGATGCGGTTGTTGATCGACCCCAGGTCATCGTTTCTCCAGGTCTGGAAGTCGATCTTGAATCGAACTCCATAGCTGTCAGCCTGCAGGCTGTACTTGCGATCGCCGAATTGCAGATTGGCGAAGTCCCCCTGGCTGCCGACCTTCTGGAACACGCTGAGCGGATCAAGTGCGTATTGGCTGTGCTGTTTGAAGTCGTTCAGACTTCTCACGGCACAGAACGACTGCCACGAGGTCTCAACGGCCTGATACGCGTCGATCAAAACTTTGTCGGCGGCGTTTTCGAGGATGCTCGAAAGAGTCATCGACGTGAAACCGGTCGCCTCCAGCTTCGAGTTCGCCGAGCGGACCGCCCGCATGTGGGCCTCCTGGTTTCGGGCACCGTCGTAGCCGCCGCCGGCCAGACGGATCAGGCGATCGCCGCATTCGACCAGGCTGAAGCCTCGGTACTTCTTCGCCGTGACGCGATTCATGATCTGTTCGTCGAAGAACTTGCCCAGACGATTCGGATCCATCCCGCCGTTGATCAGCAACGCCGCTTCCATCACGAGATGTTCATTATCGTCCGTCTTTGTGGCCGCGCCGCTGTGACGAGTCCGACCAGCTCGTAACTGGGCCAGCTCGTAGTCCTTGGCGGACGTGCCGTCAGCAATCGCCTTCGCGGCCCCTTCAATATCACCGTTCGACATGGCTCGAATCTGATCAACCCGGGCCGCCTCGAGTCGCGTGGCACGAATTGCCGCTTGGGTCGCTCGTTCGACGATCTGGTCGAGGGAAGCCCCGTCACCGCCGAGTGGACGCTTGCGACCGGCTGCCAGCTTGGCCTTTCGCTTGCGGTAAGCCTCGACGGCGGCTTTTTTCTCCTCTTCGGTCAGTTCTTCGTCGTTTTCTTCTTCCGTTTCGTCTTCGTCCTCGTCGTCATTTTGCGTGCCGAGATACATTTCCCGGTACTCGGCCTTTTCCGTGGCCGAGAGAGCACTCAGATCGACGTCGGGATGATTCGCTTTCATCCAATCTTCAAAACTCATGTTTGAAATTCCTTCCTTGGAAGCCTTCAGAAATGAACCCGATCGCCGGGCTTTGGAACGAGCCGCTCGCTTTGCCGCGATCCTGGCCCAAGTCGTGTCGTCACCGCCGACAGTCACAAAACTGACGTCAGTGAAATAAGCGTTTCTGAGAACGGTCAACGGACCGGGAAAGTCCTGGCCGTTGATCCGCACGGTGGTACCGGTCGGCACCCGTTCGATCCGGAAATCATCCATGCCGACTGACAGTTGCCAGGAATGCCCGGCATCGGTCGCGGACAGAATCTTTTTGGCTCGATCCTTCTGGGAGTAGATCACTCCCTTCACGGCCAGCGTGTTCCCCTCGCGAACGACCGATGTCGTCGACCCGATCAGCCCATCCGTGGAATCGTCATGCTCGTCCAGGACCGGCCGCTTCTGACTCGGGATCCGCACCGAATCGAGGTCCACAACAACCGGTCCCGTGATCGTCTCACGGCCAACCGTCAGCGTCGGGAACATCAACCCACCGTTGTAGGCGACACCCTCAAATGAACGATTCGCGGCCCCAGCGACATACGCGGCCAGCTTGATCGCATCCGAACGAAAGCACACAACGGCCACAGTCGACTTCCGAGCGGCCGTCATGTTCCCTCGCCCCGGCCTTGCGGGGAGAGGGTTAGGGTGAGGGGTCTTCGTTTTCGAATTGCGACTCATGTTCGCCCCCCGGTAATAAACCGCCTCAGCAATCCGCGTTTCTTCTTCTTACGTTTCGCCGAAAGGTCCGGAGGCGCAGCCGCCGCCATCGACCCAAACAGCTTTTGCCGTAACAAGGCTCGATACTCATCCAGCGAGCAGCCCAGGGCGTCGGCCTGCTGCTGCTGGGCGACTTCCAGTTCCTGACCTTTCGACGCGAAAATATCGCGGAAGGTGGTCGCACCGCATTGCAGATCGATCATCTGAGCGTTGGACGTCTTGACCGGGTCGATATCGGCTGGAGGATCCCAGGCGAACGCCCATGGTCGGTACGACAGGTCGACATCGGGAACGAACGGCGTGCCATCGGCCAGCGTGATCAGCCGCGCTTCGGCGTACCAGGCCTTAAAGATTCGATCGAGCCAGATCTGTTCGAGGTCGCTTTGCTCGATCGCGATCGCACCGTAATAGCCCTTGTGATCGAGTCGACCCGACGAATAGTTGTAGCCCGCCGAATTTCCGGCAGCGACGTTGAACGGAACGTGGATGCAGCGGGCAATCTCGTTCAGGATTTCCTGCTTAAACATTCCATAAGTCGTGGTCGGCTGCTCGGCTTTAAGTTGTGCCAGCTTCCACCCGAACGGAACGGCCGTCAGCATGCCCCGCGTGTAAGCGACATCATCCATCGGGTTCAACGCACCGATATCGCCATCCGTGTCTTCGGCATTGGCGGCAGCCGTAGATTCCAGCACGGCGGCATGATCGGCAGCCGTCTCAGCGGCCGTGATGACCGACAGCGTGAAGCGTCTCAACTGAGCAAATAATGGCAATGCAGGCGTGATCTCAGGGACGCCACGCCGTTGGCCAGGTCGATCGACGCGGAACCAGTGCAAGACCTGGCTGGCGGGGACGTTGTCAGGGACCCAGCTGCGGATCGCGACTTGTTCGCCGGGATGCTGACGGAGGATCTGATACGTCTGCGGGTTCTGATACTGGTCGAACGTAATGCCATCAATCTGATACTCGGTCGGTACCAGCGTCGGAGTCGTCACCTGGTCCTGCTCCAGGAGCTCCAGATCCAGCCATACGGGAGTCTCATGATTCGGGTTCGTGAAGAACCGGGCGAAGATTTCGCCATCTCTTTTTTTCGTGACGACCGCCGTTCGTAGCTTCTGAGCCAGGCCGATCTCTCGGCACCATGCCATGAAGTTGCGTTCGATGATTCTGTTAGCGGCCGCGTCGGCTGTCGTCATCTGCAGTCGCGGCCCGGATCCAACGAGATCGTTGGCGATCGTCAGCAGGATCCCGCAGGCATAACAGTTGTTGGCGACCTCGTACCTGGCACGACGTCGCAACGTGCGGCGGACGGGCAGCGAATTCGCCGCCGTCCCCGATAGATCGTCCGCCTGCAACCAGTGCTGAGCATTCTCAGATGTCGTTTGTGCAGCGTCGTAACGGGCACGAAGACGGACGAACTGATTGCGAGCGGCTTTGGTGCGAAGCTCCGCTTGGCTCGGCTTGAGCGGGTTGAACGACTTGACGTAGTTCAACCAACCTTTTGTGGTCAACGCGACCATCAGTAATGCCCCCCGAGCGCGTCACCTCGAGAGATCTTCTGACGAAGGATCCCGAAGCCGCGTTTGCGGAGAGCCTGGTTGCCAGCGAGATGCTGGTCGGCCGCGATGAGGTCGGCAGCCGGGCGTTCGGTTGTCGAGGTACCATCGGCCGTGGACACCTGCGGAAGAGCCGCAGCATCAGTAAGAGCGGAAGCCAGCGGAGTTGGGGTCGCGTCACTCATGGACACGACGCTAGCTGCGGTCGCAAAACGCGCGAACCAGTTTGGAACGCAACGAAGGTCGGAAAATCCGACAAAGTTCCACCGGTGGAACTTTCTTCCCGTAGCGGTGGATTCCAGCTGCCACAGTCTTCATCCAGGAGCAGGAACGCGGCGGCGAGAAGCCACCGCTACGAACCAGTGACCGTCTCTTTCGTCGTATACCGGCAGCCGCAGTAGCCGCAGATCCTCACGCGGCGGGTCGCGCCGCCTCGGCCGCGGGTGTAATACACCTTGCTCACCGCACAGTTGCACTTTGGGCAGCGGACACCCGTATCAGGTTTGTCAGTCGGTTCAGCCGCCACGCTTCGCCTCCTTCAGAGCACGGAGATCGGCAGCGGTCAACCGCTTTCGTTTCTTCGACGCAGCCGACGACAAACCAGCATCCCGCAGCTCGATCCCTTCGCGCGAAGCCAGGGCACTGGCCGTCGTCACGATGTCCAGGTACTCGTTCGGTGTGTTCTTATTCTTCAGCGTCCAGACATCGCATTTGCGGCCCTTGGTGCGGTTCTCGACCTCTTCACACCGTTCTGCGAGGAATTGCGTGGCGAACGCCGTATGGACTTGATGGTCCAGGCCGTAGAGGTAATAGCCGCCCCCTTCGCTCGGTCGCCAACCGGAATCGTTCTTGGCCCGGGCACTCGCCGATCGCCATCTGGCGGCAACAAACGACTTCCACCAATTCACATCGGTGTATTGGATCGTGCCACTTTTAAATTCGGGGTCGCGCATCAGGATCCAGTTCAGACCGCGAGCAATCTCGGTTTTGCCTTTCTTGCGGTGGGCCATCGGTTCGTCGGTTGGCCGGACACCGACCCCCATACACGGCTGGATCCGCGATCGGTAAATATTCTCTTTGTCGCAACACCATGATCGGATCGGTTTGGCAAAATCGCCGTCGCCGACGTCGATTCCCATCCTCGATACTTCCAGCGAGCGTCCCCCTTCGCCCTCCCACTGCGTCCCGAGCAGCTCGGCCGTCAGGTCCGCGATCGCCGCCCGGATCCGAGCCTCCTTTGACCCGAGTGCTTTGTACTTCTGAGCGATCGACTTGCGGACGTTACTGCGGCTGCAGTCTGTCGTCCCTTGGTCAGGCCACGCGCCGTAGTCGATCACGTACCCGCCGAAGCTCGGATTAAATCCAATCACGCCCCACCACAGAGACGACTCTTGCACGTCGACGAACGCGGTGAGCTTCGTTACGTCTGGCGGGACAAACCGTCGTTTGTATCCGGACAACTTCAAATTGATGTCTGTGAGCGCCAGTTGCTCGGTCTCACCGCTCTCAAGGTAGACGTTCTGCTGGCACTCCGTCGAAAAGACTTCGTCGCCCTGCAGGATCAGAATGTTGTATGCGTGCTGCAGTGCGGACAGCTCGCCATGCTTTTCCTTGTAGCAATGTTCCCAGGTCACTTCAGCCCCGGCATCGGCCTCCATTCGTCGCGACGCATACAACGCGGTCGCCTCGTTGAAGGCCCGCTTGCGATCGTTGGGAATCTTGGGATCGAAGGCCCTCAGGACCTTCGAATACTGATCCAGCCAGAACGATTCATGCGAGTCGGGCCATTTGACGACCATCGGGACGACTTCGCCGCTGAACGATGGAAACAATTCTGGATTGGCCAACTGCTGCATGACGTCGTCCGGCTTAAACAGCGTGCCGTTGACGCATCCGCCAATCGTGTCGTTGTGGCCTCCGAGCATCATCACGGAATGCTGCAACGCGTCGAGTCGATTCTCGATCTGCGTGGCACTCCGAGCGGTCGCCCGGGTCTGCAGGTCATCAGCCAGCCACCAGTCGGGACGGACGTTTCGCCCATCGTTTAACGTCCGTACAAGCCCATTCAGAGCCCCCATGATCCCCGACGCGAGGCAGATACCACCGCTCGCGGCACTCCCCTCAATCGTCGGCAGCATGATTTCGTCGCTTGACCAGACAATCAGCGTCGGCTGTCCATCGCACGTCTGCGCGGCACAACGTTGATTTTTCCCTTCCAGCTTGCGGATCGGATGGCAGACCTCCGGGAAGTCCTCATAGAGCAGCTCGTTCGTCTGCAGGCCGCTCTTGAGCATCCTCAGCAGGTTGACTGCGAATTTCTTATTCGCCGCGAGCAGCGGGATAAATTTGCGATGTCCGTTCCGGAGCGCCCAACTGGCCGTTCCGATCGCGATCGAGGTTTTCGCAAATCCACGAAACACGCAATTCCAAACGTCCTGGCCTTCGAGGACGGACCACTGCATCCGGTCAATCACTTTGCGATGAGCGGCCGAGAACGGCTTGAGGCCGGTCGAGTTCGGATAGTAGGTAACGAGATCCTCGTAGAGCGACAGTCGGCATCGTTCACGCCGTTCCGGGTTGACCACCTCCGGGATCGACCCGATGTCGGACGCGGCCGCATAGTTGTCGCGGGATTGCCTCGCCATCCGCTGGCGATGGGCCTCAGCCTTGTCGGCAGGGTCTTTGAATTGTTTCGCCATCCAGTGACTCCGGTGGCATCAAAAGGCAAATACGATTGGAAACACAGAGGCACGGAGGGCACAGAGAAGTCCAGGGTGGACCTGGGAGGACAGAACGTTCTTCAAGCATTCCGCTACCTGCATGCCAAGCGTCCAGCTACGTACGGCGTCTTGAAAACTCGGTTTACCGATTCCCTCTTCTCTGTGTCCTCTGTGCCTCTGTGTTTCCAAATGCGGAATGATTTCTCAAGAAATCACTCCGAGGCGGTCTTGCACTCGGCCAGCTTGACCACGGGAACGTCAGACTCGGGAACGATCACGAGCCCCAGCGATTCGACCTGTGCGGCCGTGATTCGCTTCTCAGCCAGAGACGTCTTGATTGACGATAGATTGGGCGTGATCTTGACCGTGATCAGATCCCGCAATGAGCCATTCCACTGCTTGACCAGGCGAGTCAGAAATCCACGCAACTTGCCCACGAGACCGAAGGTCGCCTCATCAATGGCTTCGACGATCACGGCCTCTTTCACCCCTTCAGGAATCACGACGGTCGCGGGCGTTTTGCGAAGGCCGAGCGTCCCATGGGCCAGGTCGATCGACCGTTTGCCGTCCGGCAGGTGCTTTTCGATCTGCTTGGAGACGAACTTCTCCAGGGCCTGGGCGAGGATCTCAATCCGGTCGCTGATCACGACAAAAGTCCCCTCGATCTCGACAACGGCCTGACTGGCGATCTCGGTTTTGATCGCGTCGACCTTTTGTTTTGTCTTTGCCGTCAGCAAAGCATTCTGGTTTTCCAGCCAGGACAGTTCCGCCAGGGCCAGATCGGCATCGTCGAGAGACTTAATCTGAAACGAAACCCCCAGAGCATCGGGTCGAGCCATTTGATCATCCTTGATGAGTGGTAGCGGTGGATTTCAGCCGCCGCGATTCCGTCTTTAATTTCAGAGGCATTTAAACGAGAATTGCCGCGAACATCCTTGTTCGCGGCAAACCCGTATGTCTGACAACATTCGCGTGGTAATGTCCGTCAATCGAGGCTGTCAAGCCGAGGCGGAGCTTCGGCGAAGGGAGTAGGAATGGGAATCCGATTCGACAAGGAATTGAACGCCGTCGTCCGCCAGGCAAGTTTCAAACTGGAATCAGCCCGGCACAACAAGCTCGCCAAGTACGCGCAACGCCACAAACGCACCATCGACGATCTACTGAGAGAACGGACCATCGACTGGATCGACAACCTTGAATTGACCGACCCGGATGAGGAACAACCGAAACGAGCCGCGACGGCGAAGCGAAAGAAACGAACATGATCGACACCGCCATCGCCATGTTATTGCTCATCGTTTTTGGATGGCTGGCGAAGAACGTCAAACGGTAGCAGTTCAGCTAATCCATCCTTGGATGACGTTGAAGATGTATGTCCAAAATCTCGACTCTGAGCCATTTGTAAGTGGCATTCCAATTAACCAATCCTGAAAGTGCAATTCCGGCAATTTCATCTTTTGGCTTCACGCATACTTCGGTTGAATCGGCAACGTGTGCCGCAACAGTCCCATCGAACCATGCTACTTCGTTTTTGTGTCGCACAAAACAAAAGACCTTCCGACCTATCGGAAGCGTCAATTCCAACATTATCGAATATTTCGCAGCAGCATTTATAAATGCCTTGGCCGATCGGTGCAGAGCCTCCATGCTCACAGCGTTTCTCCCGGTTGCTCGGGCTGCGGCAGGCATCCTGCAACGAACGGCGACCATAGCATTTGAAGATGATCCCACCGCGTTTGGAGAAAGGACCTGACGGCGGGTTCATCAGCGCGACAGACGTCGACGGTGACGTATCGGTACAACCCCTTTCTCTGCCCCATAAAGAACAAAAGCAGAATGCAATCGCGATAATTCTCGTCGCCGACCCATTTAATTGGGCTCCCGGGCGCGTCTTCGTCTCGCGGTGCCTCCCAGTCCCATCGGAAAAGCAAATTGTAATTCAAATCACTATCGCCTTCAGACTCAAGGAAGTCTTGCCACCTCGGATGATGCGACCCGCATTCTTGCGAGTAGTAATTGCCCTGATTGCAATAATAAGGATGTTCGACTTGCCAAAGCTTTGTCAGTTCTCCGGGCACGCTGGTTCCTTTCGATGATTCGGTCTTAAAACAATTCCCGTTGTCCGTCAGCGGGTACCTTTGGGACGACAGTCCCCTTGCGATCGACGATCCGTGACGCCCATGGATTCAATTCCATTCATGCATGATCATTTTCACCCCGATCGAAACCTTATTCGGTGGCTTCTTCGATGGGTGCCGATAAAAGCGAAACGCCAGCTGAATAATTAAGCCACCGACTGCATGCCGAAGATGGAAACCATGCTTATTTAAACGCATTTGCGATGCGAGATTGTATTCCATAGAGAATCCTTTTTTTTGCGGCAATGAAACTACTGTGCATCATGTGCGGCAACCTTTGGTGCTTGTTGTTGCTGCATGTAATCGTCGACGCGGCCGCGAACTCGTTCGCCCCATTCCAGGTCTCGCTTTGTATCGCGGCTCACTTTCTCCGTGAGCTGGCAACTGCGAAACAACATGGCAAACGACCAGCCCAGCAGCACGCAGCCCGCGACCATCAATAAACTTCGCATTCAATCTCTCGTTGAGGTAAAGGGAATCCGCAATCAACAAAGACTGCAGGGTTTGACCGAGGCGAGGGCCTTCGGGACTGGTTTGCCAGCGGCCACCTGTTCGATGCCGGTGATCAGTTCGGCGCGTTTCTTGTTGATTACCGGCACGGACAATTTCCATTCCGCCACCAGGTCAATCAGTTGATCTTTCGACAACAGCTCCAGGTAATCGATCAGATACGTTGAGCCGTCACGTTTGCAGCTGGCAGGCCAGTCCAGTTTGAGATCAACGCCAGCATCCTCCGCGAGGATCTCAAACATTTCTGGAGTGATCGCCGGACTGGAAATGTCGAACGGCTCCGCGAGCCAGGCAGTCAGCAACTTGGCAGCGGCGGACCAGGTTTGGACCTCATTCCAATTGAGCATCGCGCGCAGGTCGGATTTCCCTCCATAGTCGCTGTCGGCCCTTAATCGATCTTGGCCGTGCGCGATGGCCAGGAATTCATTCGAGCGATCCATCGACCCATGCCGACGAGCGAAGAACAACGCGTACTTCATCAGAGTTGGAAATGAAAAACCGTCGACGCATGTGATCAACTGAGTCTGCAGCCAGCCGGTTTTGTACCGATACAGACGCTTTTGCAAGATCTCTTCCTGTCGCTTGGCATTCTCCGCCGCCTTCTTGGGATCGACTTTTCCGCTGGCAACGCTCTTTTGCAGATTGGCTTCCCGACGCTCCATTTTGGCGATGCGAAGCTCCTCGGCTTCCTCGACCAACTGATACCAGTAGTCGATGTTGAAGGCTCGCTCTTCGTCACTGAAACGCAGCTTGATCTTTCGGACTCGCAATTTGTCGCGTTGCTCATCCGTCGGCGACAGATCCGCCTGCAGTTGCCGTGTCCCGGTCCAGTGATAGCCTTTCAGTGGCCGCGATTCGCTCAGAATTGCATCTTCCAGGATTTCGGGCAAAGCGAGCGAACGATCCTCTTTCTTGACTGACCTGAGTTGCTTCTCAGCCCCGGCCAACACACCCCGTTCCTCCGCCCAGGGGACCAAATCCCGTGCCGCCGTCCCTGTGATTTCTCCAGAAATCACCATCTTCCGCCACTCCTCAGGCAGTTTGAGAAGTCTCGTCAGATTGTTAATCGAGCCTTGTTCCATCTTCACGATCGGGGCGAGTTGCCGCTGGGTGAGACCGTACCCGTCCAGCATCGCCTGCAACGCAACAGCCTTTTCAATCGGGTTCAAGTCGCGCCGTTGCATTGATGTCTGCAAACGGATGCATGCGGCTTGCTCATCGGTACAACGCACGATCTTGCACCGCAGATATTTTGCCACTCCCTCGGCCGCTCGGTGACGCGTCTCGCCGTCGATCAGTTCGTTCGTTCCCTCCCGGATCGTCAGCGGCGACATCTGGCAAATCGTGACGATGTTCGGCCGCATCTCGGCAATCAAAGTCTCGTCGAACGTCTGCCGAGGGTTCTGTTTCGATCGCACGATCGCGGAGTATTCAACATCCCGCTCTTCAATGATTTCGACCGAGGCGAGCAGCTCGGACGCGGAGGCCTCCGCCGTCGGATCGGGCTTCGGACGACTCTTGCCGGCCGCTTTCAGCTGGGCCGCTCGATCGGCAGATTTGTCGGCGATCTTTTGCTTCGTCGGTTTCGTTTTCGTGGCAACCACCATCTCAGCTCCTTCGTTAAAAAGTCTGTCTAAATACAAATTGATCTCACCGCAGATCGCTGCCTCGGCATTCGGGAAATTAAATGGCCCATTCCAGTCGTCGTATCGCCGAGACTGCAGCGCCCGAAACGCGGCCCGTATCGGCAGTTCGCCCGGATAAACCGTCTGTGGCCCGCAAAGATCCCGAGCCGCCCCGATCGTGACGCACTGCCAGAATTCGCCGTCCTCGGGTGACTCGCAAAACGACGACAATTCGAAGAGCGAACTCACCCTGGGGACCTCGAACGCGTCGCTCAGTGGACTAATTCCTTGTCTTTGCACGCGTTTTGTCCCACCTTCATTCCGATGGTCAGTCGTTTGCAGACAGCGCATGCCTTTTCCGAAGCCCCCAGGGACGGTCGAAAATGCATTCGATGCTCGGCAGTGCCAATCAGATTGACCCCACAAAACGACCGATATCCCTGATCAGCCCTGTGCCATACCACGTCCAAGTCGCTCTTGGCGGTCGTGCGTTTAAACCATCCGGCTTTAAGCATTCGTTCCTTTCGTTTGTTTGAAGAAATCGGCCATCGCTTTGAGCAGGACCGGACGAACCGCGAAACTCTTGCGGCCCTGACGTCGCAAGGCATCCAGGATGAAGCGATCTGACTTGACCAGGCTGGCCAGTTCCGACTCGTCCATCGAATCCAATCGCTCGCCAAAGTCTTCTTCCCATTGCAGCATCAGTTGCTTCTGGTCGTTGAGACGTGCGAGCCTCGTTTCCTCTTCCTGTCGCCGCTGGAGGGCGAGTTCCGCTTCGCGCTGAGACTGCTGGCGGTCTCTCACGCGTTGCAGCAATGCGGGATCCAGCGGCGGGAAGTACTCCGCCAGATCCTTGGCAAGACCGCCCGTCGAAGGCTGCGGACGAGCCTCCGAGAGGGCGTATTTGAGCGCTCCGTGCGGGCTATGGAAGCCAGAGGAACGGTCCTGCCACCATGCGATGAGAGCCAGCACGTCCGACGGACGCAGACCGTGCTCACGACAGGCGGACGCTGTCGGTTCCCATCGAATGATTCCTGAATTTCTGATTGATTCCACCGCCGCCAGCCAATCCTCGGAAGGCTGGGGAGGAGGGTTAGGGATAGGGTTAGTAAGTGCAACAGGATCTGCAACAGGATCTGCAACAGGATCTGCAACAGGATCTGCAACAGGATCTGCAACGAATCGTTGCACAAGTTTTGATTCGCCGATGTTGCTGGCATGCTTGAGCATGTCCTG